AGATTTGACGCTGAACTTGGAATTCCTCCAAGGTCAAGATGCGCTCAGTCAAAGTGATTGTACCTGTTGGGGTAAAATCACAAGTGCCTGCGGCAAATGTCACGGTGTCATCAATTTTACGTACCACTGATTTGTAAGGTACGTTTGGCTTCATTGTCACGTACTGTGCAGAAACGTTAGACAATAGTGCCTTTGCTACGATTTCACCAGCTAATTCACCTGCATAGGTGGTGGTGAGTGAAGTTGTTGTTGGCATACTAAATTTAAATTATGAGGTGAATTAATTTACTTTTTTGAACGAATGCTTTCCATGAAGTCGCTGAATGAGTTACCATTCGATGCAACCACAGGTGCAGCATTCTTTTTGAATTCTTGTGATTTAACTGAAGGCACGGCAGGTGCTTTTTTAACTGAAGCGAGTTCAGTTTTAACACTTGCAGTTTCATTCTTTGCTGTTTCGATTGCAGCAGCGAGTTCTGTCTTCTCAGTTTCAAGTGCAGCGATGCGCTCGGATAGTTGACCAATAACTGCAACGAGGTCTTCGCTGCTCATTTCGGTTTCAACTTCCATTTCACCAATCATTGCAACCACACCATCTTCGCCTACGGTTACCATAGTAACACCATCTTCTAAGATGTACTCGCCCGCAGGAACTGGAACTGGATTGCCTTCTGCATCCTGTGTGTAGATGTCTACGCCCGCAACCCATTCGTTGGCGGTAGAATAGATTTTAGTACCATCGGACAAAGTGCCTTCTACTGCAAACTTTACTTCCGTTGCCGGAGCTTCAGCCGCTGCAGTTTCTTCTTCGAACTTGATACCAACACTTGAAGGGTCAATGCCGTACTTGTTGAATACGCTTTTGATTTGTTCTTTAATGTTTGACATGTTGGATATTTGGGTATAGTAGCAAAAACGATATTTTGTTACATCCAAAAACCTTTCGTATCTTAGCCATGTAAAAAATTACATACAATATGAAAACAACAACCGCCCCTATGCACGTGAAGATGAGCGTGCGTGTAAATGAAAAACAATATCAGTCAGTTGTGAAGGCTGCGAAAAAGCATAAGATGAGCATTGCCGAGTATATTCGTGCGTGTATTTTGTAGTTAATAGGTTTTGGTTTTAAAAAAAGAAGGCCCACGTTTGGGCCTTTCTTTTTAACACTAACCTTAGATCACTTTTATGCTATTAACCAAAGCAAATATAAAACTATTTTTTAATCTGTATACTTGCTGTGTTGTTTGCGCTGTTGCTATCAGGCACACCATTCACGGCGGTAATCGTAAGCACATAATCTGCAGGCAATGGAATGTATGGCGTAGTCACGTTGTAAACGCTTGCCAATGTCATGCTACGTCCAACATCAATTCTGTCGGCTCGGTTCCAAGTACCTGTAAAGACACCAACAAAACCATGTGTAACCTTTAGGCTAGTGATTCCAACGGTGCCTCGGTTATAGAACGTGTAACGTATACGCACGCGGTTAGCATCGAGCCATTCGTAACCATCAATTGTAACAGCTGCATCCAAGCCTTGCGCGGGTGGATTAAGCATTGTAATGGTTGTGCCTGTGCTTATGGTGTTGTCATTCTCATTCGTTTCTTTTATGACCATGTTAGGGTCGATGGTCAATGAGAATACCGATGGCCCGGATTGGTTGTTTGGCAATCCCATTGGTGCGGTCTTGGTAACTACCGTTTGACCTGCAGGTATGGTCACATCGCCGGTGTAAAAAATAAACTTAGTAGTATCGGGACGTGTAAAAGTTAGTTGCACGGTAGCAATTACATCCTTGGTTTGAGCCTTGTCAAGATTCACCGTGTAAGTTGCTATAATGCTTGAGCCTTGAACAGCTGTTGCGGGTGTGCTTATTGTACCGAACAGGTTGTATTCAGCAACTGGCACAGGTACAGGGTCGCCACCATTCAAACCTTTTGCGATTGTCACAGCGTTAAACATGCTGACTACACCAAAACCAAGTTCAGCACTCTTGCCATTGGCATCGTATACATAGCCTCCAGTCTTGCGACATGATTGGCGTAGTACATCAATGACTTGTGATTCAGTTAGCGCAGGATTAGCAAGTATAACGTTGGCCGCAGCCGCAGCCATTACAGGACATGAACAAGAGGTTCCGCTAAAGTTGGTGTAATTGCTTGTCGTGTTATAACCACTTGCGCCTGTGCGGTCTGTTGTTGGGCATGAAGTACCGGGAGCAGCCGCAAAGGTCTTAGGCCCGTAGTTACTAAAATTAGCGCGAAGGTTTGACTGCGTAGAAGCACCAACCGCGTGAACCATAGGGTAGATTGCAGGTGCTTGTGTAAAGTTAGGATTGTTTTGATTGCCCGAACTTGCAAACGCAGGTATGCCTTTACCATTACGGCCGAATATTTTAGCCGATGTTAAAGCGTTTTGGAACAATGGATATGACGTTGGGCCACCACCACCCCATGACATTGATATTGCCAGGCAGTTAGGATTCTCAATAGCCTTGTTGATTGCACGTGTAACGATGGTGTCCGATGTTCCAAAGCTACCACTCGTTGTTGAGTTGTAACCAATATGCAAAAATTGCACTTTGAGTTTGTTGTTGCCCAATGAGGAAACACCAATGTTATTGTCCGTTGTCGCGCATATCAATCCGCTGCATGGTGTACCGTGCTTTTCATTCTCGCTAATGGGCCGAACATCGGCTGCATCGGTTACGCAGTTCCATGAAGTAGCGCTAATGCGACCTTGTAAATCTTCGTGATCTACATCACACGCGATATCGAGCACAGCAACCTCACCGTATGCAGCACCATCAATCAAACTCCATGCTTCAGCCGCTTGCATGTTAGGCAAATGCCATTGCCCCGCATAGGTGTAACCATCTGCATCGGCTTGATACGTTTGAATGTAATCGGGTTCTATGCTAGTGAATAGCTTTGAGTTCATAAGCGAAGTATAGAAATCATCAAATGAACTGAAGGCAGGAACTTCAACAAACAGCGTGTTCGTTATTCTGAATGTCTCGGTAACAACGATTTTGTTTTTACTTAGATAAGCCTTTGCCGCATCCAAATCAGGTGCAACGAGGATAGCAAGGCCACTAGGTATGTTGTCGAGTGATGCATCTACCTGATATGTCTGCGATACTTTGGTAGAATCAGGAGCAACAGGTGCAATGTCTTCAAACACAATGATGCCAAAAGGCTCATGTACTGCACGAACATTCGGTTTGTTCTTGTTTTTGTCAAAAGACTTTTTGTCTTTGAACTTAATAGCATTTATTTTCATTTGTTGGGGTTTACACTGCTTAATAATTGATCTAACTCTAGCACCAATTCTGCTTCGTAATTCCTAACCCCGCTCATCGCTACACCAACCTCGTTAAAGAAGCCCTCAATGCTGTAACCTTTTATCTTGCCTTCCTTTACATCCGTCCACACATGTTCCTCATCAACCTTAGTACCGATAAACCATGTGCCATCGGGCAATTCAGGTAGGCCAAGTTCAATGCTCTTGTCATTCTTGCCTTCCTTCAACCATGATTCAACAACGGTCACACCCGTTACTGGTATTTCGTGCTGCAGATTTGTGGTGTGTTGCAGATTCTTTTTGAAAAATTGGTGAGCGATAGCCTGTACTGTTGCCTTTTCAAAGTAAACATAATAGGGTTCGCCCTTTTCGTCATAACGAAGTATTTCTTTATCCGGGATAAGTGCGGGGCCGTATAGCATGCGACGTTCCTCATCCACTTTTGCAAGTTGCATCTTGCTTAATGCTATCCAGTTCTCTTCGATGGCGGGCATGTCCACAAGCCCCATCGCTGTTATACCCAATCGACCTTCCTCATCTATTACACACTTAACTACTTTTCTTTTTTCCATGTTACAAAATTATTTATTATTAACCTATTCGTGCTAAATCTTCGACCTTAGTTCTCACCTCTTGCTGACTTGCCACATCACCCGATAGTACATAGGCGCGTGGTGTTATTTGTTCTGGTCTGTCTTGCAAGAAAGATGAAGCAAGTGGGTTGAACTGCGCAGGCTGTGAACCTGTGTCACCACCACCGCCACCACCAATGGATGCTGTTGGAGTATCTACACCACCCCCACCACCACCTTCAAACTTAGTGGCTGCAATCTTTGCAATCGACGCAACACCTGTGGTGGTGGCAAGCGCGAGCGATGCAATACCTGCTGGGTTAGGAACAGGGCCGATTGCCACAGGAGCAGAGGCCAGTGATGAAGTAATGGCTTTCGCTGCATCAATGGTAGCCGCACCTAATTGCAATGCCTTTTGAAACTTAAATTGTTTTCTTGCAAGTGCTTCTTCCTCTTTACTACCCTTCTTCACCTTGCTCATCTTGTTGGCGAAAACAACATCGTTCAATGCACTAATAGCGTTCAATCCTTTCTCGGCCGTTTCTAATCCTTGCTGTGCAGTGGCTAATTGCTCTTGTCTTTTCTTTTCCTCGGCAACTCTAACTATTTCAACTACGGCATCTTCGTTTTGCTGTGCAATTTGTTTTCTTAGTTCTGCATCCGCACCCGCCGCATCACGTAGTCGTGCAAACTTTAAGTCAGCCAAGGCAATTTCTTTTTCTGTGCCTTCCTCCATTAACGAAATGCGAGTTTCCTCGGCATCGCGTTGTGCTTTTATTTCAGCATCAAAATCACTGATTTCTGTTTTAGTAGATTCAACAGGCTTGGCTGCATCTTCACGTATTTGTTTAGTAATCTTTAATGATTCCTCCGCTGTCTTTCTACGTGCATCAAGTATTTGCTTATTTAAATCTTGCTCAATCTTTAAGCGTTCGTCCGCTGTCTTTTTAGCGTTTGCAATCTCTTTTGCATCCTGCGCATTAAGTATTCCGTCACGCTGGTTGATTAAACTAATCAATGCTTTTTCCGCATCAGCTACAATCTTTTCTTCATTCTTGCGTTCTGCTTCCGGGTCGAACACGCTCTTAACTACAAAGTTGTTGATTTCATCAAACACGCCTGTAACATCTATCTTTTCAATGCCTAGTCCTAGCTTGTTTAGAATGTCAATGGATCCATTAACAAAGCCTTCAAAGAACTCAGCGAGTTTGCGCTGTGGGAAGGTCACAAAGTCAAGAAACGTTTGAAGGTATTTAGCGTTTCGCTCGGCTGCCTTTATTTGTCCTTCAGCCTGTATGCGCGTGGTTTCAACAACCGCCTTTTGTTCAAGTATGGCAGTGTTTAATGCCTGCAACTTTAGCGCTGTGATTTCTTTCTCAGTTAAGCCTTGACGCTTTAATGATTCCTCTTGCGCACCGATTGCATCAACTTGTTCTTTAGCAATCGCAGCGCGTTCCTTTTGTGCATTAAGTGCTTCCGTTTCTGCATCCGTTACGCCATCAATCAGCGATAGCAACTCCTCAGCATACACAATAGCAGCTGCAATGGCCGCACCTATTAAGAAGATGGGGTTTGTCAGCAACGCTTTACCAATGGATGCAAATGCGCTACCGATTCCCTGAATACCCTTTGCAATATCACCCGGCTTGATTTGCGTAATATTTTGAGCAAGCAACTTCGCACCTTCGGCCGCACCTTCAAAGTCAAGGTTTGCAATACGTGAAGTGACAAGACCAAGTGACCCGCTCACCCTTTCAAATGCACCACCCGCCTGTGTACCTACAGCCTGTGCTGCGTCTTGTATCCTATCCTTAAGTTCACCCGCTGCCTGTGATAACTCACGATACTTTGCACTATCTGGGTCGGTCGCTGCAAGTTGTGCCTGCAATTCTCGCAGCTGTTGCTTTAATGATTTAGTGTTTTCAATTACATCAGGTGGAATTAAATCAGGCGGTATGATTTCATCAGGAACAACATCTTTCGGTATATCCTTTAGTTCAGCATTCAGTTGATCTGTGGCATCGGCAAGATTGTTTACAGGCGCAACAACCTGTTCAACCGCGTTGCCCACCTGCTCTATGCTTTGCGCTGCCGTGCCTGCATCAATGCTTTCAATGGCCTTACCAATGTCTTCAATTTTGCCTGTCTCAATACCTGTTATGGTAGTTTCCAATTGTTGGATTTGGGTGTTCACCTCAGCAAACGCTTGACTATTCGGGTCAAGTTTCTGCAACTGTGAATCAAGGCTAATGAGTTGATTGTACAACCCATCCAGTGAGGCATTCGTTGCCTTGGTAACTACGTCTAGGCGTTGCAGGTTCTGCTCGGCTTGGGTGGTATCAATTACAAAACTTCTAACAATAGGTTCAGCCATTAGTATATGAAATTAGCGATTATATAAATGATTAGAAAGAATAAGAACGTGCGCCATGCATAGAGCGTAATAAACCACAGCACACGTTGCCAAGGGCGAAGTGAGTAGATGTACTTAGGTGGTGACTTAACACCGAGCTGCAAATAGCGCAATGAGTTTTTGATGTTGTCCATGTTATGTTGTTTTGCTTTGTTGGTATTGTATGGATGCTGTTATGTAGAAGTTTTCAGGATAGGTACCGCCTGTTACGGTCACATTGATTCGATGCTCATTTGTATTAGTCGTAGTATCAATTCCAAACGTGAACACATAAGTTCCAATTGCGCCAATGGTGCTTAGTGTGGTTATGGCACTAGCAGTTGCAGCGCCACCTATCTTTTCAAGTGTAAAGTGATGCAATGAGGTTTCACTTGCTCCTATGCTGTCCTTAATTGTAAAGTTCATTACCACACTCCATAGCGTATCATCAGGCATGTTGATGTATTGACCTGCCACACCTTCAATGTCCAAGTCTACAACAGTGCCTAAAGCTGCAACGATGGGTCTTGAATGCAGCACGAATGTTCCGAACTGCGCCCATCCATAGTAAGTGCTTGTATTGTCGCCATCACGATAGCCACCGCCCACGTGAATACCGGGGAGATTGGTGTACACGTTTTTACCAAGCAATGTGCTACCGCGAACGTTGGACGTGAGTTCTAACTTTTCACCCACCGCAAGCATGTTGGCATTGCCTTCTGCAATGGTTACATCCGTTCCCGTGATAGATGAATTGGTTACACTTAGATTACGTCTTGCTGCCTTGATTACACGAGTTGCAGGATTGGTTACTGTACCTGTGGTTGGTGGTGATGGTCTTGTACCTGTTATAGTACCCCAACATATAGCATTGTCTTCATCCCAAGTAAAGCCATAACGCGTGCAACAACTTTCATTGGATGCAATAGGGTCACCGTTATAGTCAATGAATAGGATTTCGCCGTTGGAAGTTTGCTCAGATGGCACACCATTGCAGTCTTCTTGGCTTTCAAGAAACTTCAACAGCTTAACTTGTGTGCTTTCGTACATGCCAACCTTGTAGTCGTTAACTTCAAGAATGCGCCAATAGCTATCCTGTATCCAAATCTTATCACTGAACTTAAAGCCTACGATATCTTTTAAATCAAGTGCAAATGATGCCTCCATGATTCTACCTTCAGGCGAATACAAAGCATTCATATAGCTGCGCCAATACTTATTGAACAGATTGTTATATGGATTGCTATTGATAAAGTGCGGTGGTGTTTCAGGCGCCCAGTTCAAATCTTCATCGTCAACAGATGCAACAACAACACTGTAATTATTGAGCACTGGCATTGCAACAGTCACGCTTGTGTTAACGTTATCTGCATACAATCTGATGTTAACCGTACCCGCTTCAAAAAGACAACGCGGCCCGGGTATAACAAACTTTAATGATTCATCATAAAATAGCGGCATAACATAACCACTACCGTTGAGTACACCACTTGGTGTGGATCGCGTGACAAGCTGTATTTTTTGGTCACCTATTACATAGTCACTAGGTGGTGTGCTAGGGTTAACCGTATATCCGATTGCCTCATAGTCACCATATATCCTGTTAACGTTTCTGTATGGTTTCGAAATGATATCTTCACCCGCCGTATAGGTAAACTGGAACTTGGCCTTTTGTAAATCTACCGTGCTGCTTATAACTACGTCCTTACTCGTGTCAAGTTTGTTTGTCCAATCGAGCGTGTCGCCACTACCCAAATAGCTATTCTGTGGCACGATGTATATCTTATTTGGTATTGCCCTATCAGCTACAATAGCGCAGTTATGCATCTTGATTACGTCGGTGACCAAATCAATCTGTCGCATATCGGGCGCGTTAAGATTGTAGAAAATAGTTTGTCCAAAACTAAATACCGCGCTTTCCATTCTAAATGTACTACCGGGTTGAAGTTTAGGAATTACACCAACAAAGCTAGAAATACCACGAAATTCAATAATATCGTTTTCAGCTAATGTAATTGTTGTACTTACTTGCCAAGTATTTGGGC